GTGCATAACCCGAAGGGATCCATCACCAAAAATTTCAATCGCACCCACGAATACGCACTGTTTCTAACTCGCGACGGGCTATCAAGTGTCGCCAGAACGCTGGAAAAAAACGACACACCACGCAAGATGCGCCGATGGGGAGAAAATTCCCGTCGGATTGACCGGCGGCTGTCGTTTTATCCTATCTATGTAACGAACGGTCAGGTTGTCGATATCGGCACAGTGCCGGATGAAGACTTTCATCCTTCGGGTAAGAACGTCCATTTGCCTGATGGACGCACTGAAGTCTGGCCGATTGACCAAGATGGAGTCGAACGGCGCTGGAATTTTGGGCTTGACTCAATCCGCCAGAATCTCGACCGCATTGCGGCGCTCAAGGTTGGAGACGACTGGGACCTCTTTGTTACTCATGAACAGACCGTGCCCAAGACAGTCTGGAGCGGCGGTGAGTTCGATGCGGGCAATTATGGCAATAGCCTTCTGATCGACATGCTCGGAGAAAAACGCTTTGATTTTCCGAAATCAATCAACTTGGTAAAAAAATGCATTTCCTTGGCGACTAAAGCTGAGGAAGAGGACGTGGTGCTCGACTATTTCGGTGGCAGCGGTACTACGGCCCATGCCGTGATCGAGTTGCGACGCGAGGCTCTGGCCGCAGGTTCGAGTCCAAAGCTCGGATTCATCCTTGTCGAACAAGGAGAGTATTTCGAGACCGTGACCAAGCCGAGAACTATTAAGGCCGTCTACGCCGCTCAGTGGAAGGATGGCAAGCCAATTACTCCCGAAACCGGCATTTCTTACTGCTTGAAAGTCATCAAGCTCGAAAGCTACGAAGACACCCTAAACAACCTACAACTGGGCCGCACGACCGCGCAAGGCGATTTACTGAACACGCTGCCGCAGCAGGCCAAGGACGACTACCTGCTCAACTACCTGCTGGACGTTGAAAGCCGTGACTCGCTGCTGTCGGTGGAAGACTTCAAGAAACCCTTCGACTACACCCTCAATGTTGCCCTGGATTCGGCGGGCGCCTTCGAGCCACGCAAGATCGATCTGGTTGAAACCTTCAATTACCTGATTGGCCTGCGGGTCAAGCACATCGACATGCAGCCTGCGCGCGGTTTCGTCACCGTCACCGGCACGCTTCCCAGCGGTGAGAACTGCCTCGTGCTATGGCGCGACTGTGAGGCGCTGGACTATGAAGGTGTCGCCAAGCTGTGCGACAAGCTCGCCATAAACCCGGCGGATAACGAGTTCGACGTGGTCTACATCAATGGCGACCACAACATTCCCACCGTGCTGACTCAGACGGCCGAGGAAGGCGGTGCCACCCGAGTGCTCAAGCTGCGCCAGATCGAGCCGGAGTTTCTGGAGCGCATGTTCTCCGTGGAGGACATCTGATGGCACGTCCACGCAAGACACCTGTCGCCGGTTCGGGCGCAAGCGGCGCAACCGGTTCCAGTCGAGGCGGCAAGAAGCGCAGCTTCCATCAAGAATTGGTGCTCAACCGCTGGGTGCTGGGTTTCTTTCAGGGTGGCACGCTGGCGGCACTCAAGATGCGCTTGGGCGATGACCGCTTCGAAGGCATCGACGAGGACGGCCAGACCAAGTTCTTCCACGAACTGATCCGAGGCTTGTTCGATCCCAACAAGGTGCCCGAGGCCGACCTGCGGCGCTACGACTTGAACGTCGTCACCCACTGGCAGGCCATCACCGCCCATCGCAACAAGCTGGAAGGCCACGAACTGCAGATGAAGTACTTTCAGTACCTATCGCTGCTGTTCACCGAGCTGTATCTGGACTGGTACTTCAACCACCGTCAGGACTTGCTCGATGGCCTGAACGAGGAAATGACGCGCTACCGCGCCGAGACGGGCGCGGAACAGTTCCGCGATTTCGAAGCGGACGACCTGAACAAGATCGCCTTTTGGAATGCCACCGGCAGCGGCAAGACACTGCTGCTGCACGTCAACATCCGCCAGTACCTGCACTACTTCCAGGCGGGGCGCAGCGATCACTACCCGAGCAAGATCGTCCTGCTCACTCCCAACGAAGGGTTGAGTCGTCAGCATCTGGAGGAGCTGCACCTGTCCGGCTTCGGGTTCTCGCAGTTCTTCAACAAGGCCCAGTCACCCGCGCGCGGCACTATCGAAATCATCGACATCAACAAGCTGGGCGATGAGATGGGGGACAAGACCGTCGCCGTGGATGCCTTCGAGGGCAACAACCTGGTGCTGGTGGACGAAGGCCACCGTGGTACGGGCACAGCGGCGGGCGCGTGGATGGCGCGGCGCGATGCGCTGGTGCGAGGTGGTTTTGCCTTCGAGTACTCGGCCACATTTGGGCAGGCAGTGGCTAAGGGCATGACCGTGGCGACGGCGGAAGAAGACATCCAGAAAAAGCGCGCCAAGATGCTGTTCAACACCACCAGTCTGCGCAGCCTGGACGACGGACAGAAGGCGCAACTCGTGCTGACCGCTGAGGACAAGCGCCGTGCGCGCATCACCGCTACGCGCGAGATTTACGCAAAGTGCATCCTCTTCGATTACTCGTACAAGTTCTTCTATGAGGACGGCTACGGCAAAGAGTCGCTGATCCTCAACATGAATGGCGAGGCCTACGAGCAGGCGGACAACGCGCGCAAGTATTTCACCGCCTGTTTGCTGTCCTACTACCAGCAGCTTTGGCTGTGGAGCACGCACCGCTCGGCGCTTGGCGACTTCAACATCGAAAAGCCGCTGTGGGTGTTCGTGGGCAACACCGTTTCAGGCGAGGAGTCGGACATCCTGGAAGTGGTGAACTTTCTCGCCGACTTCCTGAACAGCGAAGCGCAGATCAAGAGCTGGCTGACCGACCTGATTGCGGACAAGGCGCAGATTTTGGACGCCAAGGGCAACAACATCTTTAGCGGGCGTTTCACGCCCCTGATGGGCTTCGGCGGTCGCGTGGATGATCTGTACGCCGACATCCTGCTGCGAGTGTTCAATGCCTCGGCCCGCCAGCGCTTGAAACTGGTCAACATCAAGAGCAGCAAGGGTGAGCTGGCGTTGCGCGTGGGCGATGCAGAGCCCTTCGGCCTCATCAACATCGGCGACGATGCGGGCTTCTTCGGGATGGCGGAGGACGTGGAGGCTTTCGATAGCGAACGTGACGACTTTGGCGGCGCGCTGTTCGGCACCCTGAACAACAAGGACAGCCGCCTCAACGTGCTGATCGGCTCGCGCAAATTCACGGAAGGCTGGAGCAGTTGGCGCGTGTCCACGATGGGCCTGCTGAACATGGGTCAGGGTGAAGGCTCGCAGATCATCCAGTTGTTTGGACGCGGAGTCCGCCTCAAGGGCAAGGGCTTCTCGCTCAAGCGTACCTTGCCGCAGGACCGGCCCAAGGGCGTGCATCTGGACAAGCTGGAGGCGCTGAACATCTTCGGCGTGCGCGCCAGCTACATGGCCGCGTTCAAAGACTACCTGAGCGAGGAAGGCATCACGCCCAGTGACGAAGTGCTGGAGCTGGACTTCCCAACGCGGGCCAACCTGCCCAAAGGCAAACTCAAGACCTTGGCGCTGAAGGATGGCTACAAGGACAACCAGAAACTCGGGTTCAAGCGCACGCACTTTCCGTGGCTGTACGAAATACCCACGCAGTTCCAGGGCAAGATCAAGCCCCCCCATCTGGTACTCGACGTGTACCCGCGTGTCGAAGCGCTGTCCAGCAAAGATAAGGCCACAACCCCCACGACGGAAGCCCGCAACAAGGGCAAGCTGAATCAGACGCTGTTCCCGGCTTTCAATTGGGATCGCATCTATCTGGCGTTGCAGGATTACAAGTTGCAGCGCAGCTGGAGCAACCTGCGGTTGGAACGGCAGAAGCTGATCGACTTCTGTGCGGGCACGCAGGATTGGTACACGCTGTTCATCCCGGCGGCGGAACTGAACGTGACGACCTTCGCTGACATCCGCAAGCAGGAAGACATCCTGCTTCGACTGCTGACGGACTACACCGACCGCTTCTACAAGGCCCTGAAGACGGGCTACGAAGGCCAGTTCTACGACATCACCCACATCGATGAAGATCACGGGTCGATGCTCAAGCTGTACCAGTTCGAGATCGAGAACAGCGACGACGGTCTGGAGTATCAGGCGAAGCTGGAAGTGCTGAAGAAGCTGGTGGCGGACGGCAAGATCGGAGAGGCCAGCAAATGGAATGCACCACACATGGTCGCCATCAGCTTCGACCGCCACTTGTACTACCCGCTGCTGGCATTGGAGGACAAGGATGCGGTGCCGCTGAAACTGCGCCCGCTGGCCTTTGACGCGCCGAGCGAATGGGAGTTTGTCCGCGATCTGGAGGCGTTCTACAACTCCAGCGAAGGCAAGGATGCGATTGGCCCGCGCAGTCTGTATCTGCTGCGCAATGCTGATCGGGAAGAGAAAGGCCTGGGCTTCGCGTTGGCGGGCAACTTCTATCCGGACTTCCTGCTGTGGCTGGTGGACGATGCCAGCGGCAAGCAGTGGCTGACCTTTGTCGATCCGAAGGGTCTGCGCAATCTCGACCTGTCGCACCCCAAGCTGGGGCTGTACAAGGAAGTGAAGACTTTGGAAACGACGCTGGCGGGGCAGGCCAAGGCGGGCGAAGCGCCGCTGGTCTTGAATGCCTTTGTCCTCTCGCCAACGAAGTTCGCCGACCTGCTCAACGTGGGCGACCCGACAAAGAAGGCCGATCTGGAAAGCCGCAACGTGTTGTTCATGGAGGATGGTGCCAGCGCCTACTTGAAGAAGTTGTTCCGGGTGCTGATGTAGCAGGGTCACGAACGAACGGAAAACGAACAAGGGGGAAAGACGATGGCACTCGGGCGAATGGAGCGCATCCTGATCCTGGCGAAGACTTACCCGTCACCCAGCGCGCAGTACGTTGAGACGTCCTGCGTCGCAGGCATCAGCCAAGACGGTTCGATGCGCCGACTCTACCCAGTGCCGTTCCGAATGATCGAGGAAGGCCAGCAGTTCAAGAAGTGGCAGTGGATCGACGTTCGGATCGAGAAGGCCAACAAGGATCACCGCCCCGAGAGTCACAAGCTCTACGTCGACACGATCACCTGTGGCGACCTGATCGACACAAAGAAGGAATGGACCGGCCGGTGGGAGTGGTTGGACAAAATCCCCGCGTTTGACAGCTTCGACGCCATCGAGTCTGGACGTCTGGCCGACGGGCTATCCATCGCGCTCCTCTGCGGCCCAAAAGGCTGCTCGGACTCGACATCACGAAGGCGCGGCACCAGGGATGGACGGACGAGGAAAAAGAGAAGTTGATGCGCGAACAGATGCAAGGCGATCTTTTCTCTGAGGCCGAAGCGAAGCGGCAGGTGAAGGAGCTTCGCAAGGTGCCATTCGACTTCCATTACCGGTACGTGTGCGACACGCCGGAAGGCGAAAAGGAGCACAAGCACAAGATCGTCGATTGGGAAGCTGGCGCGCTGTTCTGGAACTGCCGCCGCGACCACGGCGTCGATTGGGAGGCCCCGTTTCGCGCCAAGCTCGAAGGGCAACTCGGCGGCAAAGACCTGATGTTCCTGATGGGCAACCAGCACCGGTTCCAAGACCAGTGGCTGATCATCAGCTTGGTCTACCCGCCTAAGCGAAAGCCAGTCGAAGTGAGGCAGGGCTCGCTGTTTTAGCGCCCGCCGTCGTGATGTGCTCGACCATCCGCACCACTGGCGTCCCGAACAGCGTTGGCCACCATCGAACGGTGGCAGAAATTGAAATCGGCCTCGTAGCAGAGCAGTGCGCAGTTCGACGACGCAGCCAATTCCGCAAGCTCGTCGATGGCCGCTTTCTGCGTCTTGATGTGCTTCAGGAAACCGTCGGTATAGCGCTTCCAGTTGCCGTCTTCCCGGTAGCGATCACGCACCAGCTTCGGGCAGCCCAGAGCGACCATATGGACGTACTCGAGGCCGGAAAGGTTCAGGACACTGGCCAGCGCCTTCTTTGAAAACCCGGGCTTGCGCGACAGGGGCAGCTCGCGGATGTCCACGACGGTCTCGATGCCGTGCTCAGCGAGCAGCGACATGAACGCGTCGATGTCCAGTCCTTCGTAGCCTATGGTGAAAACAGTCATTGATTGAGCCCCTCTAAACAGTGATTTTACCGGAGGATGCAGACATCTGGCGAGGCCTGATATCATTAAAGGTTTGCCCGATGCAACGTTGTCGTTTCGTCATCGGGCTCGCCATTCCTGCGCCTATCGCAACAGTGCCACTTCGCACGTTCGGCGAGCCACGAGCCCCGGCAAGACCCTCCCCCCGCCATTGACCCAGCGCAGCAACTCACGTGCCGCGCCCTCCCAGTCCCGCTGATTGATGCGCCGCCGTAGCGTCGACGTCTGCAGCCGCCCCGCGCCAAGATTGAAGGTGAAGTCCACGATGGCCGAAAGTCGGCCTTCGGGTTCTGCGACGAGCACCGGGCAGTAGCGCAGCGTCGCGGCGAGCGCTGTTTGCAGGTCGCGGGCCAGATAGACCTCGGCTTCGCTCTCCGTGATCGGCGGGTGCGTCGACTCGCACAGATGGCCATAGCCAACCGTCCAGTACCCTGCGGGGCAGATGTACGGGTGCGCGCGTCCAGGATCGGCCTTTGGCACGCGATGGAACCCCTCGAAGCGCTTGGCCAGCTCGATGGCCGTTTTCGGCACTTCGCTCACGAACGCACCCGGTCGAACACGCGTCCGAGGAACCAGAAGTTTAGCACACCAGCCCACAGCGCCTGATCGGCTTCCGTCCAGGCGTGCAGGATGGCCGTTTTCCAGCCAGCGCCAGCGGTCACAGCAGCCCCAAATGCCGCCGTCTTGGCAGCGCAGTACAGGGCCATGAACCAGTAGGTGATCACCGGTCGCACGCTCACCGACAAGGCATCTGCCCAGCGCACGCCGGTCTTTTCGCCTTGGGTGCGGACGGCTTCGCGCAGCGCATCGATGGCCCCGACGTTCCACGCCGCATCGGCGCTCGCACCGATTTCGGCCATCCGCTGCGCGCCGCGCAACTTTTCAAACTCCAGCGCCTTGTCTTGCATCGTCAGTTCGTGACCACGCTCGCCTTGGCGGTCGAGCCACTTGAGCAGTTCGGGTGCGAGGCGGAAGGCCCCTCCAAGGAGACCACCGAGCAAGGTCTCGATCATTGGCTACCTCCGAACACCTTGAGCTTGACGACTGCGCCTGCGACCAGCGCCAGCAGGAAGCCGGTGGTGACCACCTTGACCACCGTCTGCCACGCGGTGTGCTTGGCCGTGTTGAAGGCCTCCAACAGGCCCCGCAGCTCGCGGATGTCGCTGGCAGCGTCTTCGCCATCGAGGCCCACGTCAGCCAGCGCGTGGCGAGCGCCGCGTTCGGCGACGCGCTCCAGCAGTTCTTCGAATTCGTCCTTGGGCATGGTCACCATGCCCTCGGTCACAGTCGGTGCGTTCATTTGCGTGCTCCAGAAATGCGAAACCCGCCCGATGCGCGAGCATCAGGGCGGGTCTCAGGGTTGAATCAGTTGGGTTTCAGATCTCGATGATTTCCAGCGTCAGGCTGGGGGCGATGCCTTCGATGGCGTCGTCGCGGACGAACACCTTCTGGCCAAGGGCCGCAGAGCCTCTCGCCTTAATTCGGCCACCACCGGGTAATGCGACAGTGACCACGCCAGAGCCGACATCGATCACGGTGCCCGCCTGCAGCGGCGGGGCGGGGATCAGCTGGCGAAACTGCTCGTAGATGTTATGCATAGGCCTGCACTCCCAGCGTCTGCCAGACATCGGGCATACCGGCTTCCACTTGGGTCGCGCGGACGATGCCGAGCCGAGTGATGCTGCCATCCTGGTACTCCACGAACGCGCCGGGTTCGATGATCCCGGTCTCGGCGAGCAACGGCAGGCGCAGGCTGACCTCGATCTGCTGACCCGTGTCGGCCAACACGGCGATGCCACGCTGACGCGCGGCGGCTGCCTCAGTGATCAGTGGATCGACGACCATCGGTGCCAGAACGTCTCCCGCAGTCCCGGCCCGGGTCACTTGCCCGAGCACGCCGACGTCCTGCCCGGAAACGAACACGCGGTTGTACGCAGGCCTTTCCAGCCAGCGTATCGACTCGCGGGCGACAGCATCGACTGGCAACACGAAGTCGGGCGTGACCGTGCTCCATTCCCAAGGGGCGACCGGGTAGCGATGACGCACGCGGATGCTCTGGGCCGAGGGATGCGGAATCAAGTAGCCACCTGCAGCACCGGCAATGGCGGTGAGTGCGTCGATCCACGATCCCTGCTGCGCGAACGCACCGGCGGGGACGTTCCAGTCCGTCAGGCCCCAATCGATGGCCCAGCCGAGCGGGATGCCATTGACCGTGAGCACGTCGTCCATCAACTGCCGAGCAGTGCGGCCCTCGGTGTTCGAGAACGTCATCACCGGCGCGTAGGGCGCGGCCAGAACGGCGTTGCGCCCCCGTCCGGAGATGCGGATGCTGGCGTCACCAAAGATGCGCTCGCGGCTGATGCTCTCGGCCAGCACGCGAAACGGGGTGCCGTTGACGCTGGCCACGAGTTCGACGGGCCCGGATGCGCTGCCGGGCGCGACCAGGGCCTCGGCCCTGGCAGGCAGCACCGCATCGAAGCCCCACGCCCAAGACGAGGCATCGAGCGACAGCGAGAGATTGAACACCGGTACCGGCGCGCCATCGGACACACGGAACAGGGTCACGTTGTTGATCACGAAATAGACCCTCCGAACAGGAACGACCACCGGCTCACCATCCGGATGTGGCGGGGTGACGTGGTTTTCACAAAGGAACAGCAAATGCCCATCGGTCGCTGCCAGCGCGGCAAACAGCAGGTGCGGACTGGGCGTGTAGCAAGGCTGCGGAACGGGCGGCTCAGGCACCACCCACCGGCTGATGCCCGGTGGTGGCGGCACCGCCTCCTGATACCTGCCGCGCCAGTCCTTCAGTTGCGGCCGTGCAGTCTGAAAATCGCTCCCCTGGCCGCGCACCACCAACACAGCGCATTGCCACCGGGACACCCTGCCCGCGCGCTTGGTGCGATCACCGTCCTGATGCCGGAACCGCGTGGCATCCCGTATCGGGTCTGCGTTCTGGAACAGACCCTGTCGGGCCGCCGCAAAACGCGTGGCGTCCTGGTGCGCGAACCACGTCGAATCCTGCAGCCGGGTCGCATCCTGGTGGCGAGCGCCTCGTTGCTCAGGCGCTGCCGCCAGCACCGGCGGCAACCTGTGCTCGATGCCCTGCGGAACACCCAAGGTGCGTCGCCAGAACGCGTCCCAACCTGCCGGAGTAGCGGCAGCGTCCTGCTGGCCCTGCGTGGCGCCTCCCTCGGTCTGACTCGCCACCTGCCAAGGGTGCGCGGTCTGGCCCACCGTCGGTCGCTGGGTGCGCGAGTAGTACCCGACCTCGCCGGAGAACACGACACCGGGAAGACTTGCACCCGCCACGTCCAAGGGCACGCTTGGGCGCAGCAACAGCGTGCTGACCGTCAATGCAGGTAGCTCGGCCAGCAGTTCGGCCCGCGCTGGCGGGATGAACTTGATCGCCACGACCGGCAACGGCAGGTTGGCCAGCACCACGACGTCGTCGCGCGGCGCGATGAAGCTCGCCCCGAACACCAATTCGGCGTCGGTTGCTGCGGGTTGGTCGAACAGCAGGTCGACCAGTGGTGGCCCGATCTGAATGCTGACTCCGGGCACTGGCAAAGTGGCGGCCAGCGTCAGTTCGCTGGGTGCGCTTGGCACGGCCTACCCCAGGATCGCAGACACCATCCGGGCATCGCCACCCAGATAGAGATTGGTGCTGGCTAGCTTCACGTCGCCGCTGCCATCGGTGCCGCTGCAGTCCAGATCCAGGGCCGTGACTTCGTTACCGTTGACCAGCCGCGCCCAGGTGGCGATGCCGGTCGCCGTGATCAGCCCGTCCTCCTGCTACGTCAGTGTGAGCAGTCCGCCCGCAATCGTGCCCGCAGGCTTGGTGAGTCTGATCTCCACCAACATCGCGCTCGAAGGCGTCGTGGCCGGGGTGGCGGGACGCGTACCGCCGTAAATGCGCAGGCGTGCCGGATTGGTGCCTGCGTCGAGGAAGGCCAAGGTGCCTGCCAGCCGCGCCTCGTTGTGTTCGACAGTGATGGCGACGGTCACGGCATCATCTCCGGGCGTAGGTTGTCCGCAATCACGGCGCGGTACATCTGCTTGTAGTCGTAGCTGACCACGGTGTATCTCTGGGACGGGTCGATCAACTCGAACAGGTACGCACCGGTAGCGTCGCTCCAGGTTTCGGCCACCAGGACGCGGGTGTTCTCGCTGACCAGTTGCACTCGCCGCACCAGTGGCTGGTCGGGCTGCCTCTTCTCTTTGACGGTTCCGGCGATGAAGCCGTGACCACTGAAGTGGATGTTTTTGCGGCCGTTCGGAATCGCGTGGAAGTGCCAGTCGTAGCCACCCCCCCGGTTCCACAGCTCAGAGTTGGGGCTGTTCAAGCGCATCAGGTCGCAATCGGCGTTGACGCCGATGTTGGCGGCAGGATCAGGCAGCACCGAGGTCGACCCACCCGCCAGCGGCAGCAGGTCATCGGCGGCGTTCACGCTCACCGTCGCTGGAAATGCGGGCAAGCCAGCGCGGCCAGTTGGCTCACGGACATCTCGGCGATGTCGACGGGGAAGATGGTCAGATCGCTCATGGCCGTCCTCCTCACTGGTATGCCCGAGCGAAGGTCGAGTAGCGCGAGACGCGGCGCTCGAAGGCTTCGATTTCGGTGATCAGGTACGTGACGCGCGCCCCGAGCTTGCAGAAGAAAGGGCCGAGCTGTTCCTGCCGCCAGCGGCGCAGGGTTTTGACGGAGAGCCCCCAGCGTGTGGCGAGCTCGTTCTCGTCGAGGGCGATGCGGGTGACACCGTCCGGGATGGGCCGGGTCAGATTCCGGCTGGGTTGAACAGATGAGGCATGGTTTTGCATCGCAGGACTCCTTTTGTTTGGGAGTCCCTATTCAATTGCTCCATGCCTTGGGCGTGGGCGAGCACGTTTTGGGCGCTCACGAGCAGTCCTTGATCTCAAGTCATCTCGCGCAACCGATCTAAGTTGTTGATCTGTATTGGTATATGCCCGCTGTTTCGGTTATTGCGATTTCGCTTATTTCGTTTATAATGACCTCAGATTGAACTTTGACCCGACGAGGAGACATCCGTGAACGCTCCCGCTATCCCCAAAACACTACCCTCCGCAGAGGACATCGCACTCGCCCGGGAATCGGGCCGCGCGCTGTCGACCGTGCTCCAGACTCGTGCCGAAACCCAGCAGATCGACTTCCATGACGACAAGGGGGCTGTACGCGCCGTGCGCATCCCGACGTCGGCGCTTCGCCTGCTGCTGGATGTGCTGACCGAAATCGGCCAGGGCAACGCCGTGTCGATCATCCCGATCCATGCCGAGTTGACGACCCAGGAGGCCGCCGACGTTCTCAACGTCTCGCGCCCCTTCCTTGTCCAGCTGCTGGAGAAAGGCGACATGCCGTTCCACAAGATCGGCACGCATCGCCGCGTGCGCTACCAGGATGTGATCGCCTACAAGAAGCGCATTGATGCCGAGCGTCGCAAGGCTCTGGATGAGCTGGCTGCGCAGGCCCAGGAACTCGGCATGGGGTACTGACTGGATGAGTTCGCACTTCACCGTCGTCTATGACGCCTGCGTGCTCTATCCGGCACCGCTGCGCGACCTGCTGATGCATCTGGCGCTGTCGGATCTGTACCGGGCGCGCTGGAGCGACATGATCCACGACGAGTGGACGCGCAATGTCCTGGCCAATCGGCCCGACCTGACCCAAGACCAGTTGAACCGGACACGCCAACTGATGAACGCCCACGTCCGGGACAGTCTGGTCACCGGGTTCGAGTACCTGATTCCATCAATCAGCCTGCCCGATCCGGATGACCGCCATGTGGCGGCGGCCGCCATCCACTCCGGTGCCAGCCTGATAGTGACATTCAATCTCAAGGACTTCCCGGCCGACGCGCTCAAGTCCTACAACCTCGAGGCCCAGCATCCGGACGACTTCATCGTCGATCTGCTGGATCTGCATCCCGCAGGCGTACTGGAGGCCGCAGCCAGTCATCGGCGCTCACTTAAGAACCCGCCCAAATCGGCGGACGAATACCTCGACACCCTGCTGGCGCAGGGTTTGACTCAATCGGTGGCGGTCATGCGCCAATGGACTGTGGCCATGTGAACGGCCGAAGGGAGAATGCATGGGCAAAAAGACCCTGACCAACGCGCACTGCCTGCTTGATCTGATCGAGAAGACTCCAGCCTCAGTCATCAAGACCTTCAGTGGGCTGCCCGAATGCCAGGCGCTTGCCCGCGGCTTCGACTGGTCACAGGATGCAGATGCACTCCCTGCCACCCTGATCGAGCACGTCAGGCATCTCCGCAAGGATCAACGCGACCCTGCCGAACGCGAAGCGCTGCGCGTGCTGCGTCTGGCATCGCCGCGCGGCGCACTAATTCTGACGACCGTCGCCGATCAGCTCAACGACAACGACCTGATCGCTGTCTTCTTGGCCCAGGACGGCGGCGAGATCGGTCGCGCGGTCTGGATGCGAACCCATTCCGACGAGGCGGCACGGCTGTTCGATGTCGCCGAGTCGATCCTGAACACCGGCGACATCCGTGGCAACAAGCGCCTCTACGATGCCTTCGACGTGCCATGCGACGACGCGCCTCCCTTCATCTGGAACGACTCCGTCAAGAAGGAGCTGGAGGCACAGCTCACCAGTGCGATGCGCCTTGGTGAGCCTTGCGAGGTCGTCTACGTGCCGCTGGCCGACGAGAAAAAGAACGGTGACACGAAAACCACTCATTACCTTGTTGTGCGGTTTGCTGGAGATCAGGTGACCGCCGTTCAGGTGGTCAACCGCAACCGGAAAAGCTTCTGCTACTTCCCGGCGCGCGATGCCACGCTCGTCTACGCGCCGGATCGCAAGGTGGTGGATGTCTACGCACACACCTTGTCTACACGCGCGCCGCTGGCCAATGTGCTGTCCAAGCATGGGTTCAAAGCCCCTTTGTCGAACCGTCCCCTGAACCGGTCGCGGTACGACCTGTCCCGGTTCGCACTGCCGCTGAAGGACGAGAAGCCTCTCCTGGATGGTGCAAAGGTCGAGCGTCTATACCTGACCGAAGCCAAGGCTCTGCTGGGACACTCGACGGATGCCGTCTCGCTGCACATCGACAGCGGCGTGGAACTGCATGAGGTAATCAGCGGGCGATGGGGTGATCATCCGTTCTCACAACCCGGAGCCATCCTCGGCGTGACCTTGGTCGCCGATCTGGTGTTCGAGGGCGAGACCTCCGAAACACCGCTGTCCATCGTGCTGGCGGAACCCGGTCGATGCAGCCTCCAGGGCGAGAAAGACATCCGGCTGCGGCAGGCCGGGACGCAACTGCTCGAAGTGTTGGGCGTCCTCAAACCGCTGCACCCGGGCTCGGGTGTCGATGACCCGAATCTCATCCTGCAGGTGGCGCGGTTGCTCGAGTGTGCTACCAGCCCGATGGATGGCTTCGCCTTGGCGCAGTTGGGGATCGACATCGACCGCTTTGCGGATGAGGGCATCATCACCGAGGGCGACCGGATCACCGAGAAGGTGGTTGATCTGGCCGACGGCGAGCGGTTCACGGCCAAGCTGGAGCGCTGCACTGATGCGAACCAGGTGCGCTACCGTGACCCGTTGACGGGCTTGGACGTGATCCTGCCCGCGAAACATGCGCGGCGATGGAAAGTGCATCTGAACTGGCTGCGCGAGGAGATCATTACAGCGCTGGGCACCGCACTGCAGGGTGTGCGTGGCAAGCACCTTGATGACGAGCCCGTGTTCCTAGGCGAACTCGACATCGACGGGCATGCCGTCGCGCTGTACTTTGCCGCGAAGATGTCCAGCGAGCGCCAATACGCCCGCGTCGATACCGACTTACGACTGCATCCTCGCCCGATTCCCGGCATCGTCCTGACGACGGCATCCATTCCGTTCCCATTCGCCGGGACGAATGTGGTGATCCCCATCGAGGACGTGGTATCGTCCACCGGGGCGAAAACGGCCATCGACACAGCCAGCGTCAAGGTTGCATATCGGCATGGTCAGTTGGCTGCCATGGGCGGCACGTCGGTGAGCTTGAAGGTGTCTGCCGACGGGCATGCCGCCGTGCTGTACATCCCAGGCAAAGCACCGTGGAGGATCACCGGCAAGGGCAAAATCACCGTGCTGCAGCGTTTGGTCAATGCCTATGCGGCAGGCACGCACGTGAACACCAAGAAGCTGATGGAAGACACGGGATGTCTATCGCCAGCCAATTTGTTCTCCAAGACGTCGCCCTGGAAAAACTATCTGGCCAAAGTCAGCGGCGCTCACGCATGGCAGTTGAATCTGCCGACCCTTGACACTCCGGTTGACGATGACGACGGCAAGGCCGAGGCGGAAGAAGCAGTCCTGACGGGCTGACTGTTCGAACATCCATTACCCTGCGTTGCCATCCTCTTCGGAGGATCAGGCTCACCATCCTTGACGGTTGCAATTCCTCGGAGCCGTCATGAAGAACCTCGAACTCGCATCTCCCTCGGAGATGTCCGCCAGCGCCCGCGCTGGCGAAATCACATCCATCCTTGCGGCCGCCATCGTCCGCACCGTCGTCGCAGAAGCGCTAAACCAGAGAGAAGTTGGCCTTGGCTTCCTGCCCGACCAGCGCGTTCATACAATCCCCTATCAAACGGAGAAGTTGTGATGAACGAGAAACAAGCATCCGTCGCCGCACGGATCGCGGAGCTGTCAAGCCTGCCCATCACTGAGCTGTGGCCAGTGTGGGATCGGTACTTCAGCAGCCGCCCCATCAACCCCAACCGCGTCTTCATCGAGTCGCGCATCGCCTACAAGATGCAGGAGGAGGCCTTTGGCGGTCTGGCGCACAACACCCGCCAGCGCCTGGAGGCCATCGGAGCCAAGCATTCCAAGATCAAGCTGCGGGCCCGTCCGCGCGACATCAACTTCGCGCCCGGCACCGTGCTGCTGCGCGAGTGGGGCGACCGTGAGCACAAGGTGGCGGTCACCGCCGACGGCCTGTTCGAGTACGAGGGCAGCACCTTCAAGAGCCTGACCGCCGTGGCCCGGCAGATCACCGGCACGCACTGGTCGGGGCCGCTGTTCTTTGGCCTGACAGGCAAGGCAGGTGCGCAATGAGCGATGCCACCCAGATCGCTTCACCCAAAGCGCGCAAACGCTGCGCGGTCTACTGCCGGGTGTCGTCGGACGAGCGCCTTGACCAGGAATTCAACTCCATCGACGCGCAGAAGGAGGCTGGCCACGCCTACGTCGCCAGCCAGCGCGCCGAGGGCTGGATTCCGGTGGCGGACGACTACGACGACCCCGGCTTCTCCGGCGGCAACACGGATCGGCCTGGGCTGAAACGCCTGATGGTGGACATCGAGCGCGGCCAGATCGACATCGTGGTGGTCTACAAGATCGACCGCCTCACGCGCAGCCTTGCCGACTTCTCCAAGATGGTCGAAGTGTTCGAGCGCCACGGCGTGTCCTTCGTATCGGTGACGCAGCAGTTCAACACCACCACATCGATGGGCCGGCTGATGCTCAACGTGCTGCTGTCCTTCGCCCAGTTCGAGCGCGAGGTCACCGGCGAGCGCATCCGCGACAAGATCGCCGCCAGCAAGCGCAAAGGGATGTGGATGGGTGGCGTGCCGCCGCTCGGCTACGACGTCGAGAACCGCCTGCTGGTCATCAACGAAACCGAGGCGGCGGTGGTGCGGCGCATCTTCGAGGAAATGCTCACCATCGGCTCGCCCACCCAGATTGCCGCCAACCTGACGCTGGATGGCATCACCACCAAGGCATGGACGACACAGGATGGCCAGACGCGGGCGGGCACGCGCATCGACAAGAAGTACCTGCACAAGCTGCTGCGCAACCGGATCTACCTCGGGGAGTTGTCGCACAAGGGCAGTTGGTACCCGGGCGTGCATCAAGCCATCATCGATCCAGGGCTGTGGGGGCGAGTTCACGAGGTGCTGGCCAAGGACGGCCACACCCGGTCGGTGGAAACCAAGATCAGGTCGCGCACCGACGCCTTACTACGCGGCCTGCTGCACGCGCCCTCGGGCGAGCGGATGTACCCGACCTACTCGCGCAAGAACGGGCGCAAGTACCACTACTACGTGTCCAAGTCGGAGGCAAGGTTCGGTGCGCCAGGCAAGAGCTACGAGCGCCTGCTCGCGCCGGAAATCGAGGGGGCGGTGGTGGCCCAGATCCGCACGGTACTGACCAGCCCGGAGACCGTGGCGTCGGTGGTGCGGCACATCCAGCGCAACGGGGCCCAGATCGACGAGGCCACCACCGCGATGGCGATGGGACGGCTGAACAACGTGTGGGATCAACTGTTCCCAGTCGAGCGCCACCGCATCGCCAACCTGATGATCGACCGCATCGACCTCGTCCACGCAGGCGAGGTGCAAGGGATCAAGGTGAAGTGGCGTGAAGTGGGTTGGAACGCGCTGATCGAGGAGTTCGCCCCGGACAGCATTGGGGCCGAACTGCTGGAGGTCGAAGCCTGATGGACGAGTCGATGGAAACCTTTGTGCCACTGACGTTTCGCCGCCGGGGCGTCCAGCGGGTGGCCACAGACGTGCGCAGCGTCCACGACGTCACGCTGATCGACGGGCTGTCCCGCACCTTCTACTGGCAACACCTGTTGGACACCGGGGCAATGCAAAGCGGTGCCGCCATCGCCCGCGCCGAGAAACTGCACCACTCGGTGGTCAACGAACTGCTGCGCCTGACCCTGCTGGCTCCCGACATCATCGAGCGGTTCATGGCTGGCAAGCAGCCACGGCGGTTGACGCTGATGTGGTTTCAGCGAAACCGCCTGATGGTCGACTGGCAGGCCCAGCGCCAGCTCATGGCCAGTTTTGAGGAGGATGTGTGAGCAAGAAGCATCGCGGCCACTCCAAGGGCGACCCAGTGACTTACCAGACGCCGCTGCCCGCTGGCGGCGTGCAGATGGAGACCTTCCTGCCCTGGACGCTGGTGCGCCGGGGTTTGAAGAAGCAGGTCATCACGCCGTTCGACGCACCGCAGGAATTCCTGGACGAGGCCCGCCGTGAGCGGCAGGTGCGCGAGATGGCGCAGGACACCCCCTTGATGCGGGCACTCGGCCTCGCGCACCACTGGCAGCGTCTGCTGGACGAAGGACGGTTCAGTTCGATGAGCGAGATCGCGGCGGCCGAAGGCATCGACCTCGGCCAAGCCAGCAAGATGAGCCGACTGGCGCAACTGGCCCCCGACCTGATCGAAGGGATCGCCCTTGGACGCCTCGAGGTGGGCGTCAGCCAGTTGCTGCGCGGTAGGTTGTCAGCGTCCTGGCTGGCGCAACGTGAGGCGCTGACGGCAAGCTTCCGCTGA